AGAAGTACGGTTTTAAGTACGCAGATAAATCAATTCCTGACGATTGGTTGAAAGAATAGATTGACGTAATTAGTTTAGGCTATATAACTTGGAGGTTCCTGTGTTGTTTGAAGTAACAATGCTGATAGAGTTAGACCCTGAGGCAAACTTTATTGCTTCAGATAGTATTGAGAGGAGTCTTGAAGAAATTCTTCAGGACACTATATATGACATTGACGATATTGAAGTCGTTGAAATAGAGGTGAAAGACAAATGATAAGTGGAGATGACTTAGACAAGTTTGGTTACTTTGATAACTTTGATAGTGATGAAGTAGACTGGACTGATCTTTATTCTAAATGGGTAGAGAAAAAGATTATGACTGAAGGTCAGACAAGACTAGTAGAGAATACACTTGGTCTTGTGGGAGAAGCAGGAGAGGTAGCAGAAAAGATCAAGAAACTTATTCGTGATAGCTCTCGTTTTCAGAATGAAGAGATCATGAAAGAGTTAGGTGACGTAGTATTCTATGCTACTGCCCTTGCAAATATTTATGGTAAGGGACTACAAGAGGTTCTTGAATTAAACATTGCCAAGCTAGATGACAGACAAAGACGTGGAAAACTAAAAGGATCAGGAGACAATAGATGAGCATTCCAAACACAGAACCAGAGTACGGCCCAACACTATCAATCTCAGAAGAGATTCATGCTATGAAGTATCGTAGTAAGGGTGAAACATTTCGTGAGGCAATGACTCGTGTTGCTGAAGCACTGAAGGATAATGAATCACACTTCAATAACTTTCGTAACATCTTATACAACCAACGCTTCCTACCTGCAGGACGTGTGCAGTCAGCTATGGGTGCACCAAGACGTGTGACACCTTACAACTGCTTTGTGTCTATGACTATTGAGGATAGCATGGATGGGATTATGGAAGCAGCAAGACGTGCAGCAGAGACCATGAGACTAGGTGGTGGCATTGGTTATGACTTTAGTACACTGCGTCCTCGTGGCACCTTGATTAAATCACTGGACAGTAAGTCCTCTGGTCCTCTATCCTTCATGGGTATCTTTGATGCTGTCTGTCGTACCATCGCATCAGCAGGTCACAGACGTGGAGCACAGATGGGTGTCCTACGTGTTGATCATCCTGACATTGAAGAGTTCATCACAGCAAAGAACAACTCTGATACACTGACACAGTTCAACATATCTGTAGGTGTGACTGACGAGTTTATGACAGCAGTGAAAGAAGACAAAGACTTTGATCTTAAGTTTGATGGACGTGTCTACAAAACTGTGAGTGCTACTGCACTGTGGGATCAGATCCTACGTTCTACATGGGATTGGGCAGAGCCTGGTATTCTCTTCATTGATCGTATCAATAAGAAGAACAACCTGTGGTACACAGAAAAGATTGCTGCAACCAACCCATGTGGTGAGCAACCACTACCACCTAATGGTGCATGTCTTCTTGGTTCATTTAACCTGACTAAGTATGTAGTTGATCACGAAGGTAAGTACGTCTTCAACATGAACCAACTACGTAATGACATTCCACATGTCGTAAGAGCTATGGATAATGTCGTAGATAGAGCAACGTATCCACTGAAAGAACAGGAGTTAGAAGCCAAGAGTAAAAGACGTATGGGCCTTGGTGTGACTGGGGTAGCAAATGCTATCGAAGCACTAGGGTTTGAGTACGGCAGTGAACGATTCCTGCAGACCCTCGAAGAAATCATGGGGGTGATTAGGAATGTGGCGTATCGTACATCTGTTGAGTTGGCTCTTGAGAAGGGTGCTTTCCCTCTCTTTACTCAGGCTTATCTGGAGAGTGACTTCGCTAAGTCTCTTCCTGATGATATCCGCAATCTCATTAGCGATCATGGTATTCGTAACAGTCATCTGCTTTCTGTTGCTCCAACAGGAACTATCAGTCTGTCAGCCGACAACGTATCCTCAGGTATCGAACCAGTCTTCTCACATTACTACGATAGAACTATCCAAACCTTCGATGGACCCAAGGTTGAGCGAGTAGAGGACTATGGCTATCGTGTCTTTGGTGTGAAGGGTAAGACTGCAGACGAACTGTCAGTGTTTGATCACGTCAAAGTATTGAACGTTGCCTCTCGTTTTGTTGACTCAGCATGTTCAAAGACATGTAACGTTGGTGAAGACGTAACATGGGAAGAGTTTAAGCAGGTCTACATGGATGCTTACGATGGTGGTTCTTCTGGTTGCACAACATTCAGAGCAGCAGGTAAACGCTATGGTATCCTTAATGCTTCCACCTCTGAGGAAGTAGCAGAGGAACCTGTAGTTGAAGAGACACAGGACTACGTAGAAGAGGGCGGTGCTTGCTACTACGATCCTGCTACTGGCCTACGTCAGTGTGAATAGACAACGTAGAAAGAAACTGGGTACTATACCTTCACCCTGCATAAAGGTCTGTCGTATTGAAGATGGTCTTTGTGTGGGGTGTAAAAGAACACTTGACGAAATACGTGATTGGATGATACTGTCCGATTACGAGCAGAAGAAACTGCTTCACGAACTAATGTGGAGGAAAGACAATGGCTAAGGTTCAGATCGTTGGTGCATCAGCTAACTCTCACCAAGCCCTAAAGAAAAAGACTTCTCAGTCTAAGAGAATAGGTTCTATAAAGTATGGTTCCATGAACAAACATAAACGTAGGGCCACTAAACCATATAGGGGTCAAGGCAAATGAAAGTTCATGTACGTAAGTTTAGAAAAGATGTTTATGACAGGGTTAATGAACCCTCTAAAGAAGCTTTGATTAAGATCCTTGAGAGAGAAGGACACTCTGTTGTTTCTTCGAAGGAGGATTACTATGCTGACCTAGTCACAACAAAGGATGGTCAAACATACTACCATGAAGTTGAGCGTAAGGCACAATGGAAAGGTGACTGGCCTAACTGGTGGAAAGAAGTTAGAATCCCTGGACGTAAGAGAAGACTAGTACAAAAGTATAAAGACAACCTAGATAATCTTTACTTTGTTGTATTCAATAACACATACGACAAAGCCTGGAGAATCAAAGGGACACAGATGACAGACGATTGTATCCAGAAACCTAGTGGTCCTAACTATCGTATGCCAGAGAATGAAACATTCTACCACATCCCTTACACTGAAGCGGAGTTAGTTACTCTATGACGTACTGTCCTGACTGTGATAATTTATTAGATGATAATGGTGTGTGTGCAGAGTGTGAAGATATGTTTGATCCAGTACAGAGACCAAGCCACTACGGTCAAGGTGAGATAGAATGTATTGACTACATCAAAGACTTCCTGACCAGAGAAGAATACATTGGTTACCTCAGAGGTAACATTGCAAAGTACATGCACAGATGGCGTTACAAGAATGGTGCCCAAGATCTGGAGAAGGCTGAGTGGTATCTCAAACAACTAGTAGAGGTAGCATGACAGAACAAAAGAGACCAAGAGGTAGACCACCAAAAAATAAAACCCTTGAGCAAGAAGCCCAAGAGTTCATTAAATCAGAGATTCCTAGCGGTGAAATACCTGCTAGGGATTACTTCGCAGGAGCAGCCTTGTCAGGGTTACTTGCCTCTGGGAAGTATATGCGATCAGACGAGATCGTTAGTCAAGCATTCTGTTATTCCTGTCTGATGCTTGATCATAAAAAACAAAAAGATAAATCGTCTTAAACTAAACCCCCAGTTAATCCCTGGGGGTTTTCTTTTACCTGGTACTGGAGATATCTCCTGCAATTTCTACAATACCTAGTCGTCTTTCTAGTTCTTGCTTTGGACTATCAGAGTTCATCAAATAATCTTTAGCAGTTTTAAACTCACCTCTTGATATTTGTTCTGCTGCCCTATCGAAGTATTCTACGCCAAGCTCTTGTCTTTTTATTTCGTAGTTAAGCCTGATATATCCTTTAACTGATTTCTTATTATTTGCTAGACCATCTTCAAGTTTCTTTGTTGCATCTGTCCTAGCAAGACTTACTGACTCTTCTACAAATTTAAGCAATGCTTCTTTTTTTAAATCATTATCTTCAATTTGATCGTAAGTCTTACCATTTGCTAGGCCACCAAGACGTGTGTCTTTTCTCCAGTTATCAAATGTTTCATGGAGTGTCTGAGATAAGTTGTAGGTCATAAGGTAATGAACGGATGGGTTCCTAACTGCATAGGGTTTATAGACTTGGTATTCTTTCAATCCCATTCTATTAAATTCTCTCTCAATATCAGTCATAGGAGGTTCACTTGATACACCTGTTATCTGTTTGAGAAGTGGGTTCATAGCTCCAACTTTCATAGGATTAAGAATAGAATACATAGGTATATCAGTCTCTCCATTGAAAGACTGTGTGTACTGGATTGATTTAATGTCAGGTAACATTCTTGTCGCTTGTGCTACACCAGTGTGGAAGTTTGTTACCTCACCTGTAAGACTTACATCACCTGGATTATCAAAAGGATTTTGACCCATGACATCTCTGATGTAAGGATTACCTGCTGCATCATAGTCGTATTGTCCTACAAAGTCTCTTGATATTGTAGCAGGGTAGGTTAGGGTTGCCGCCAAATTACCTATAGCTTTCTGAAATCCTTCTGTAACCTGACCCTCTTTAGAACTATTGATTAACTC